AAAATTTATATTTGCATTTTTACTCATAACTTATATTTTACCGATTCCTTGATTTATTATTTTACCCTTGCAGCACTTTACTGAATAGGTTTCTTTATCTTTACATAAACAACCTCTACGTCCACTCTTAGGACTTGTCTTACTTGGTGTTTCAAATTGTTTCATATTACTTTAAAAGTTGTTTACCTTTTTGTAATTGCTTCTCTCCATACTCTATACGATTCAATACTAATTTGTATTTTGGTATGTCGTTGGGACTAACTCCTAAGTCTTTTGCTGCAGATTCTACTGCTTGAATGCCTTTTTTTAAAGCATTAATATTTCCTTGTAAATCATCTATATCTATCTCAATAGTTGTTTTTACGTTGTTAAGCTCCTTTTCATCAATGTCTATATTCTTTGCGCCGGTTTCTACACGTTCAACAAACTTTAAAGCATCATCAATTAAACCTAACTCTACTCTCTCTTTGCTAAATAGCATTTTACTAATTCTTTTGCTCATTTTATATTATTTTATATTATTTTATTGGTATGCAATTAGGTACTAGTTTACCACCTTTCATTTTCATTCCGTATTGTTCATATCCTGCTTGACAAGGTGCTTTTAGATTATGTTCTTCACAAGGCATAAACCAGGTTTTACCCTCAAACTCGTGTTCGTGGTAACTCTCACAACCTATATCTTGTGCAGCTTTAATTGCTAACTCTTTAGAAGCATAAGCTAATCTATCATCTATAATAGCCATAGAGTCGTTTATAACCTCACTAGCTAATTCTATCTCTCCTAGTTCTTTAAGTTTGCTCTCAGACCATCTTAAACCTGCTTTACCACCCCATAATAAATAGGAAATAGTTCCACACGCTTTAGAATCTCCCTCATCGTAATATTCCTCTGCTCTACTTAAATAAGAGTACATTCTCTTTATAGTTTCTTTAGAGATAGGTTTACCTTGTGCTAATTGTTTAGCTCGTATCTTGCCAACTTGTGTAGCACACTTGTTGTTTACTTTGTCGTTTAGTTCTATGCCTCTCTTAGCGTTGTTCTTTACTCCATTAGGGTAATCACTATATGATTCTAGTTCTCTCCTCTTACCATCTTTTAATCGCTTATCCTCTTTTACTATAGAACGTATCACAGATAACATTTCTTCTGCTTCTTCTTCATCAAAGTCGTTTATAGGTTCTTTAGGTCTTTCCATTTTATCTGCAAAATAACCCTCGATACTAAATCCTTTTACTTTACCTGTTTTGACAAAGTCATTCCAGATTTGTTCGTTGTTTACTTTTACTGCACCCATCCAAGTCCCCACAGGAACACTTAATCCGTACTTACGAGATTTATCGTGAACCTCATCTTCTACTAACCAAGATTCTACTAAGGTTAGTCCGTTAATCGTGTGTTGGTGTTCTAATGTAGCTTTTGATTGATTGCCGTTCATTAGATAAAGTTGTGACGCTTTTTCTACTGTTTCTTTTGAGAAATAAATATAATATTCTTCTTCTCCTTTTCTGCGATAGATAGGCTTGTTAGGAACAAGCAAAGCACCCATTAAGATACGTTTTTCTTTGTTTACTTCTGCAAGTTTTATCTCCTCGCTTTTTAGAGCTATAAAATCTTCTTCTATTGCAGGATTTTCAACTACCGAAATAGCTTCTATACCTGTCATTTCATCATCTCCTAATATTAGTTCAACTATTCTCATACTATTATAACGTATTAATTATTTTTTTTGTTTATCCTAAACTTGCTCCCTCAATAATATTTCTGTCAAGTTCTTGTGCAGTGCTAATATCATTAGAAACTACAAAGGCTTGAATAGGTTGTTGAGATTGTCCAGCTATAACATCTGCTAATTGGTTTGTACTGCCTTGTCCTACTATATTAAATGCAGGAGGAGAAGGTTCAGAAGTTGATATACTAGGTTTAGAAATACCACCTCCAGATTTAAGAGCTTTTAATGCTTGACTTGTTGCCGAAACAGAAGAGGCTATGCCAATACCTAATGATATATTGTTAATAGCTTTTTCGACTTTAGCTAATGCCAATCCTCCTGGCAATGCAGCATATTTAGTAGTTACTGCAGCGTTTGCAGCTTTTGTTGATATTATTTGTTTGGCTATACCTGTTGCGTTTTCTCCAATAATTGCTGTTGCCTGTAATGCTCTATTTTTCCCAGCCATTTTACCAAGTAACTGAAAACCTCTTGCTGCTGTGTCCATTGCTGCCTGTTGTATAGCATTTTTAGCATCTGCCACTTCTTGCTCTATTTCTATGTTTTCTCTAAGTAGTGAATTTTGATTAGATAGTTGCTCTGACCTAAAACCTGTTATTTGTGCTAGAACTCCCTCTTTTTCTGCCTTAGCTTCTAAAAGTGCTATTTGATTTGCATCACTATTGTTTTTATCTACTTGTAATTGTGCTGCTAATATTAAAGCATCTGCATTAGCTAACATTAATTTTTCTTGTTCTTTTAAAACTTCTCCTAATTTGTTATTAGCTTCAATTCTTTCATCAATAGTTTTTAAATCGTTATCTCTAATTTGTCTTAGCATTTCTGCTTCTCTGTCTTTTTGCTCTAGTATCAATCTATTTTGTGCAACTGCTTTTTCTGCAGTCTTGTTAGCTTCATTCTGTGCAACTGCAGAAGCTATTGTTGATTTCGTATAATCAGTTACTGCCTTTGTTACATTCTTAACTAATTCTGTGCTTTTATCAAAAGTATTATTTACCCCTGTTAAAACATCTAACGATTCTTTACCTGCTTGTTTAACATCTTTTAAAGCTCCTTTAAAGTCTCCAGAAAATACTTTTTTAACTGCACTAGCTACAAAGCCTAAAGTGTCTAAGAATGAATTAAAACGCTCAATTAAATTATCTTTTATAGCTTGACCAAAATCTTTGATAGCCTCAACAGGATTGTTAAATATACCTTTAAAGTAATCTATCACAGTTCCAACATTTGCATCTAAGAAATTAAAGAAGTCATTAAAAGCAATAGATAAAGTTTCAAAAGCTACATTGAAAGCATCTGTTACTTTTTGATTTTCTTCAAATACTTCCTTAAGTTTTGTAAACGCTGCGAGTAAAAGACCAATACCGATAGCTTTTAAAGTAGTACCTATTTTACGAACTCCTTTAGCCGTGTCTTGAGTAGCTTTCTCTACACCCTCAAAACCTTTCTCCGTTTTAGAAACATTCTTGTTAAGAGTTTTTATTTCATTATTAATTCCCTCAACATCTTTTTCTATTTTGTCAGTCTTTGCCTTTAACTCAATTATTACTTCTTTTGCCATTCTTTCAATACTTTAAATGTTTCCTTAAATGTTTCAGGATATTTATATTTACCCTTTGCTATTCTTATGTTTTCTGTTTCGCCTGTTGCTACAGGCAACAACTCTAAAATGTTTTTTATCATAATATGTTTAATAGTTCTATATCTGCTTCGCCTGTCGTTAGGTTTGTTGTTATGCTATTTATTCTATATGATTTACCAGATATAATAAATTTATCAGCAAGACTATAATTTAAAAGTATATTCATTGGCAATCTTGCATTTACTTTTGTAATTCTTTGCTTTACGTTAAATACGCTTTTTATATAATTAGAATAATACTTTTGAAATAAACTATCTGAAAAAGTAGTGTCGTTTGTGTATTCGTTTACCTCATTGTTAAAGTTTAGTTGCATATCGTTTGTGCTTGAACTAAGAGATGGTGTGTTAGATGGTATGTTTACCTTTGTTATTTGTTTGTGGCTTGTTGCTACGTTGTTAATGTCTACTGCATCAACAAAAGATATAACACCTGTAGTAACATACACAGGATAGAATAACAAGGGTTTACCTATGTATGGGTCTTGGTTTGAATCAACACTATAACCCCATTGTATGTTTCTTTGTCCTTGATTGTTAGTTGTTGCAGTATCTGATATTCTTTCAAATAAGAAATGTCCAAAAGGTGCTTGTATTTTATATTCGCTTTCTGCTAAATCTTGTCCCTCATTGTAAAATATTTTTCCCCATTTTCTGTTATTTAGTTCTCCGAAAGTATTAGCTAAAAAAGAATCAGTATCTTCAAACTCAAATATTATTTCTTTAAAAGGTAAAGCCGTATTCACTTGACTTTTATCTACGTTAGTGTATTGTGTAATGTCATAGGTATTAGAGGTTGAATAGTAAGTGTCTAATGGTTTTACTTGTATGACATTGCTTTCTACATACGCAACTAAATTAAATAACTTAAATAAACCAGTTAGAAAATCTATAATTTTTATATCAGGTATTTGTTTATCTACGTTAAAAGTAAAAGATGAATTTGTATTATAAGCTCCTGTATTTGCATTCGTTGAGTTAGCAAATAAACTAAAATCAGCAGGTCCAGACTCATATTTAAATAAACTATACCAAAATATATCACTAAAAGATATTTGACTTGTTGAGGTTATAATAACTTGGTAACTTCCTGCTGCATAAGTAAAATTATGTGTGTCTGAAGAGTCAGCACTTATTTTGATGTCGCCTGTATGATTTGTTTTAGAAAATACTGTTATACCATCTCGTTGTAGTGCTACATCATAAGCATCAGTATCTGTAGTTTGTAATTGTACATAAAAATCGTGCAGACCAGTTGTAGTAGGAAGCGTAGGATTGTCAAAAGTAGGTATGTTAGTTGTAAAGGTTGTTGCCGTTAAATTATATTCATATCCAAAAGTTGATTTTATTGCACCATCACTAATTGTAGCAGGTGTCCAACCATCTACAATAGTTTCAAAGGTTGTTGTGCTTCCTGATAAATCTTCAACTGCACCAGACTTTCTATGTAACCACATATACAAATGGTCGAACTCTGTTAAACTTGTATTTTTAAAAAAGTCAGACGAAAAGGATAAATTAAAATCTGTTTCTATTGCTTCAATTATTTTGTTTACTCTTAAAGCGTATTTTAATTCATTCCATTTAACACCCTTTATGTGTTGTCCTCCTCCACTATGATAATGTAAGTTTCCTGAATCTGCGACATCAACTGATGTGTCACTATTATAAAACAATCTTTGTGAGTGTGTAATCAAAGGTGCTATAATATCATCACTAGCAACAGTAGAAGAAGTAAGGTTTGTTTCTATAGCTGTTGGATTGTATTCAGTATTATAACTTGACAAATCTAAATCAGATAATTTTTTTTCTCCTAGCTTGTCTTTAAGCTCTACAATATCTCCAAAAAACGTAACCCTGTATGTGTGTGCTTGATTCTCTTTTAAATCTACTCCTTCTAGTTTTATTTTACCTGTTCTAAATGGTACGTTATTTAGTTCAATTTTTGCATCTACCTTTTTACGATTGTCAAAACCTCCCTCTATATTAAAATTATAGTTGTGTTTAAATAGTTTGTTGTTTGTAGATGATGCAGGAAGTGTGAAAGTCTTAGTAAAAGTTGTAAATACTTTTTTAATGTCTTTTACGTTTTTTATAGAATCTGTTAGACTTACTGTTTCATCTTTAAATAAATCAACTCTAGTATCTTGTATATATAATTGTAGCTCACGTCTCATACTATATTATTAATAATATCGTTTGCATCTTCTACTTCTAAAGTGTATTGTATTAGTTTGTCATTTAATGATGTCTTTTTAAGCAAAGAACTTGTTATTACTGTTACAGGACGTACTACACCATTCCAAATTATCCAAACATATTCACTTAATAAAATGTCTTGTATAACTTCGTTGTATTGCTCTATTACATATTCAGTATTTAATGTAAAACGTTTTTTTCCATTCTTGTTAAATGTTTGTATCTGGTGGTCTGTTGTATTGTAGTTAGATGTAGATTGTTTAAATATATTTCGTTTGTAGTTTTCTGACTTTACAGTAACATTTTCTATAGCTTTTAAAAAAAAATAAAAGTCTTGTGGTATTCCGTTTTTATTTATAAAAATCATTTGCACAGGAGAGTACTTAGCACTGCAAATTCTATTAACTGTCCATCTATAATTTCCTGAAGCTGCAGGAAAACTTACTCCTGTTGCAGATATAGTCGTTGCAGTTGCAGTTCCTGAGTTCATATCATAAGCAGTTGATGCAACATTATCAGGCAAATAAAGTATTCTAGTATCTCCTGTGTTTGTTAATTCGTAATCGTTTGGGTCAATATCCTCATTCACTCCGTCTTTGAATTCACTATAACCATAAAAGCCTGTGTGTGTTACTGCACTTTGTGCCGTTCCAGTTCCTCCTCCATCTACTGCAGTAAAAGTTGTCATAACGTATGATATAGCTACAGTATCTAAAACTGAGTAACTTGCTACATAAAAATCTTTTACAAGTGTTGCTATTTCAAATACTGTTCTATTGCTTGTTGCGTTTTTAAGTATTGTGTAGGTAAGTGTACCATCTATTGATAATGCTAATTGTGCTGATAAATGAGACGCTGTTGTATCAGTTACAAAGTACGGACTTCTTAATAATATGTTTGCCATTATTCAAATATTATGTTTTCTATATCTTTTACAAAGTTCTCTTGTAGTTCAGCAGGTAGTTTCTCAAACGCTTGGTTAAAAGGTTTAGTAAAAAACATACTAGCCTTTATACCTTTTTGAAATACGCTTCTTGCTATTAAGAATTGTAAAGATTTGTTTGTGATAAATCTACCTTTCTTATCTCTGCCTTTAATACCTTTTCTTTTTATAAAATCTGCAAACGCTGAGGGTGGAGGCATTTTAGACTTATAACTAAAAGGTGTGTTTTTATTTTCTAAATAATTAGACTTTGAGCCTTTAACACCTCTATCTTGAAACATTCCGTATTTCTCCATAAAAAACTTAACACCTATAGAATCTCCTGTTTTAAATGGTAGATACTCTAAACTATTGTATAGTTTCTTGTTTACGTTTTTATTACCCTTTGTTAGTCTTGACCTAGCTTGTTGTATTACAAACTTGCCAAAGTTATTCAAAGCCTTTTTAGTTTCTTTTAACTGCATACGTTAATATCATTACTTATTAATATATTAAACGTACAGGCAACACCTGCTAATTGATTTTCAAACCTTTCATAAAAGAACTCACAAGAAGCATCTCCATCTATTTGGTATTTGTCACGATAAAGACTTCCTTTGCTTAATAACCCTACTAACTTATTCGCTACTGCTAGTTGTGTGTTTAGTATATCTTGTTCGTTGTTGTTACCTCTGAATACGTCTGTTGTTTCTTCTTTAGATTGGTCTACAATATCCATACACATAACTGTTATGTTAAAGTTGAGGACTTGCTCCTGGATAGTTGCAGAGTTCACTATAATATGTGATAAAGGGAAAATAGTTTGTTTAGATAAATCTATATCAAATATATCTCCAGTTGTTACTGTATTAACATTCTCATCTGTTAAGAGATTAGTCTTTATAGTTTCAGTGATTTGGTAATAGCCTCTTACTCCTTGTTTCATCTATTAAATTTACTTTTTATATTGCTTGACTCTACCTCTGCTTTCTCTTTCATAAAGCTTAAAGCATAAAGACAGGTATGTATGTTTAGTTTAGTGATATCTTCAAATCTTCTAATATCTCCTTGAGAGAGTCCGAAAAGTGATTGATACCACCCCCATTTTCTTCCGAAGTTAGATACTGAGCTAAATTCGTTTCCTTGTCTTGTTCCAAAGAGTTCATCATAGCTATCGACAAGTCCATTCCTAAATGATAAAAAAAAAGTATCGAACTAAGCACGGCATTCATTGGCATATCTTTCATTTTCTCTGGGTCATCTCCTGTGTAGTCCTCAATGAGATATTTATCATTGTGCTTTTGTTTAATTGGTCTGTATAAGACATTCATTGCTCTATGTATGTTGTCCATATCTCCAATGTACGTGTCTAAGTCTATATACTCCCCAAAGCTTATATCTTCTAAGTTAGGTATAAAGCCATAAGTCTTTCCACTCATTTCAAACTCTCTTACTAACTCAGGTTTCTCAGTGAACATATCAGTTAGTATAAGCGTAATGTCTTTAATGCTTTTTGCTTTCATTTGCATTATCGTATCGCCTCTTAGTCCACAAAAGATTTCAATCATTTTAATTGCTAAAAAGTTCTCGTCTTTTTCTTTGTCTTGTATTTTAAGATACTTTTGATATTTGCTTAAAGTAATCTCACTTAGATTGTCAGGAATGTAAACTTCTAATTTCATATATATATAACGTAAAAAATAAAACTTTTAAAAACTATCTTATAGCATATTGACCTCTATTAGGGTTCTTGAGTTGCATCATTAAAGCGTATCTAGCTGCATCAATACAATCTGGGTGTGTACCTGTTGGTTTTTGTAGATTGTTACCCTCTTTATCTTTTGCCCATACATAGCCTTGTAACTCCCTAATAAGATTTTTAGATTGTGATGTTATGTATATTTCGTTTTGGTTGATTAGGTTGATACCATAGACTATTGAATCTCTACCTTTAGTTACTGCAAAGACTTTGTGTCCATAGTTTCTTAGCTCTTGTATTGACTTAGGTTCTGCACTATCAGCGTATATGTTTTCTCGTATCTCATTAGTCTTAATAAAATAACTTAAATCTCTATTAAGCATTCCCTTTTGATATAGTGCCTCATCAAAGATGTAACTATTGTTCCATTTGTAAAGTCTAATAATTGTTGAGGGGTCTACCGAATAACCAAAATCTAGTCCTGCACATAGTAACCTAGCCTCATCTGGTATAGTGTCTATAGGTTTCCAGTCAGGAATACATACACCCTCTAAACTACCTATCTGTCCTAGTCCGTACACTTGCCACCAATTCGCCCAATAGGTTGAGGTCTTTCCTTTTTCTCTAGCTTTTTCTATTTCTTTTACTATAGTATCTGGAAGGCTATCATTGTCTTTGTAGGTTAGGGTTATAAAGTTTGCATCTTGTTGTCCTATGAGTTCCTTGTCTACCCAGAATAGATTAGCAGGGTTATAGTCTAACCAAATATTACTTGATGTTCTTACTGCTAATTGTTGGTAGG